GAACTCTCCGGGATGTGCTTACAACTGCGCGCCATGGGTCTGCGGCCAGACGAAGTGGAGTGGCTAGACGCACCGCCGGCTGCAGCGGTGTCGCGTGCCGAGGCATTGCTCGATAGCCTGGGGGCAACCAGCGATGCAGAGGTGAAGAGCTTATCAACGCTACCGGTACACCCCAGGGTGGCGCGACTGCTTCGGGAGGCTGTTCGGCGCGGTGTTGCAGGGGACGGAGTAAAGCTGGCTGCTTTGTTGAGCAGCGGGGACCGGGCTGGCTCTATTGATTTGCATGAGGCACTTGAGAAGCCGTTGGGGATTCGCGGCGAGGCCGTGGCAAAGCAGTTGCGCAGAGCACTCAGGGGAACAAAGAGCCGTTTCGAGACGGCAACAGCCGATGCGTTGGAGCACAGCGTGTTGACTGCGTTTCCGGACCGCGTGGCACACCAACGTAATGAATCCATTGTGATGCTGGCGAATGGGACTGCCGCGCAATCTGCGGGAGTTGTGGGACGGTTCTTAGTTGCAATCGATGCGGAAGAGCGTGGAGAGCAGGCACTTCCCATGGTGCGTTTGCGATGTGACATTGAGCCAGAATGGCTAATCGACTCATTTGCGGACCGTCTGAGCGAGCGCAATGAAGTGGAGTGGAACAGACGAACCGAACGAGTGGAACAGGTGAGCGGACTTTATTATGGCGGTCTGGTGCTCTCTGAAAACCGGCAAGGGAATCCGGACCCTGATCTTTCGGCTCAACTTCTGGTGAAAGAGATGCTGGCGCGGGGCTTGAGGTCTTTTCACGAGCTTGAGGGGCTAGACGAACTGCGTGACAGAGTGGCGTTTGCATCGCAATGGAGCTCTGTGCGGCAAATAGATGAAGACGCAATTCGTGAGGCTTTGCGAAGGCTTGCATATAGTTGCCGGTCTTTCGCAGAAGCGCGCCGGCTATTAGCAGGATTACCGGAGGAGCTGGAGCGGGCCATTGGCCGGGGATTGCTAGAAGCAGTAGCTCCGGCGCGCCTGCGACTGCCAGGCGGGCGAACGGTCCGCGTGCGATATCGATCTGGACAAACCCCGTGGGTAGAATCCCGACTGCAGGACTTCTTCGGATTGCAGGAAACACCGAAGGTGGCCGGTGGCAGGGTTCCGGTGGTGGTGCATCTGCTGGCGCCAAACCAGCGGTCTGTACAGACCACAACAGATCTGGCGGGATTTTGGGTGCGGCTTTACCCGCAGTTGCGCAGAGAATTGAGCAGAAGATATCCGCGGCATTCATGGCCAGAAGATCCGATGTGTAGAGGGGGGAAAGATATTTGAAGTGTATTGGCTGTAAAAAGGCCCGACTTTAGCACATAACGGAGAGATACAAAACCCGGTCACATGAACTAGAACAAGTTTAGTTTGTTTGTTTTGTTCATGTTAGGAGAACCCACGGATTAGTCGCTAACAGCCGCGGTGCTAGGTTTGTGTCGGGAGAGTTGATTTGTGAACGCCACCCCGGAGGACTTACACACTGAAACACGATACCAAGCTGAATCTATTGCCGACCGGGAGCGTTTCTGAAGCAGTTTCGGTTGCGATCGCGGCTATGACCAGCAGGCTGAAACAAGGCGAAGTGAAGCCGACTGTTGGTGACTTCGTGCGCCTGCTTGACCTACAACGGGAACTGGTTCACGTGCACATCAACCATATCAAATTGACATGGGTAGACTTATTTAGCGAGACGGAATACACCACCGAGATATAGTCTACCAGCCCTTGCCCTCCCAGCGTGACTTTCATAAGAGCAACGCACGCTTCAAGGGGTTTTCGGGGCCGATTGGATCAGGAAAAAGTCAGGCGCTCTGCCATGAGGCGATCCGACTTTCCTATATCAATGCCGGGCGGACAGGGTTAATTGGCGCGCCAACTTATCCCATGTTACGAGATGCAACCCAAGCCGCATTCCTCGAAATTCTAGAGACAAATGGGTTACCGTTCACTTTCAACAAGTCTGACGGTGTACTAACGATGCGGGACAGCGGTTCGCAGATCCTATTCCGGGCTATGGACGAGTTCGAACGTCTTCGAGGAACAAACGTTGCATGGTTCGGGCTCGATGAATTGACTTACACACGTGAAGAAGCGTGGCTGCGATTAGAAGGACGGTTGCGGGATGCCAAGGCAAAGCTTCTATGTGGCTTTGCGGTTTGGACGCCTAAGGGTTTTGACTGGGTTTATCGGAAGTTCATTGAGGGCAATGCTTCGGAACAGTATGACGTTATTCGGGCTCACGCCTTCGAGAACAGGCATATTCTGGACGCAATCCCGGATTACTACGATCGACTGAAAAGCAGTTACGACGAATCGTTCTTTCTACAGGAAGTTATGGGGGAATATTTGAATGCCAATGGCAAACGGGTTTATGCCCTGTTTAATCACAAGGAGCACGTAAAGGCATTAACGCCCTTAACCTACCTACCGATTTGCTGGGCTATGGACTTTAATGTCAACCCACTCTGTTCCGTTGTGGCGCAGGTAGATGGCGAGCTGGTGAGAGTTCTGGATGAGATTGTTCTGAACGGCGCCTGCACACAAGAGGCATGTGACGAGTTCAGCAGGCGATATGGCGGGCATGTGGCTGGCTATTCGGTATACGGGGACGCTTCAGGCCAGGCGCGTAGCACAAGAGGCAGCACAGATTACGAAATTGTGACTGCACACTTCCGAACGCACCGGGAACGGATGACTTTCGAAGTTCCGAAACAGAACCCGTTTGTCCGGGATCGCGTTCAGACGGTAAACGCGAAGTTGAAATCAGCTGCTGGCGACGTGAAGCTGACGATCGACCCGAAATGCAAGGAGCTGATTAAAGATCTTGAGCAGGTTTCGTACAAAGAGGACGGCCAGGATATTGACAAAAATAAAGACAAGAAGAGAACACACTCTTCGGATGCGCTGGGCTACTTAATCTATTCCGTGAGGAAGGCGGTGGTCAACTTCGGTGAGCAATCAAACAGGATTCTTTAGAAACGACATGAGCATGCATTTCATCAATCGCGAACATCCGGAATATACGGCTCAGAAAGCCATGTGGCGGAAGTACCGGGACTTGTATGCCGGTGGCGAGCAGTTCCGTAATCACGCGTCCGAGTATCTGATAAGGCGGGCGAAAGAGCCTGGGGAAGTTTACCTGGAGCGCCTAAGCCGAGTGTTTTACGAGAACTATATCGGGTCGATTATTGATTGGTACGCAGCAACGCTAATGCGTCGTGAGCCCGTACTACAAATGGACGGGAAGACGGAGACCACTGGCATGTTTTATCACCAGTTCGTTCACGACTGTGATTTACGAGGCACAAGTTTAACTGAGTTTTTCAGGCAGCGTGCCGCGCAGGCGATGGTATATGGGCGAAGTTACACAGCACTTGAGTTTCCGGTGGTAGCGGCCGGTGCAACGACGCGAGCCGAGGAAGATGAGCAGGGGAGAAGCAGAGCGTACCTGGTGGATTACAGCCCCGAGGACGTTATCAATTGGAGCTACGACCAAGAAGGCCGACTTGAATGGGTCGTTATTCGAACGCAGTGCCTGAAGCAGGTTGACGTGGCCGACCCTGACTGGAAAAAGGAGCTTCGTTGGGTCTATTACGACCGGCAGCAGTTCCGAATTTACAGCCAAGATTCTTCCGCGAAGGATTCGGCACAAATCACTTTAACCTCTGAAGGGCAACACGGCCTGGCCGGTCAAAACCGGGTGCCGCTGTTCGAAATGCGCGTGAGCGAAGGACTGTGGCTGATGAACAAAGCCGCACTACTACAGCTGGAGCACTTCAATAAGTCAAACGCGCTTGCTTGGGCTCTTACGATGGGGCTTTTCGCGCAGCCGATTGTGTATTCGGACAGAGAATGGAACCAGATTACAGGGGAAAGCTACTACATACAGTTGGCTCCGGGCGACAAATTCGGTTGGACCGAACCTGAAGGGCACGTGTTTCAGATCGCGTCGGACAATTTGAACCGCTTAAAAGATGAGATTTACCGGGTTAGCTACCTAATGAACCAAGCGGGCGGGCCCCAAGCAACCACGGGGCAGAGCGGAATCAGCAAGCAGAGGGATTTTGGGGTAACGCAGGAAATTCTGCGGAGCTATGGCGACACGGTGAAGGAAGGAATTCGGCAGGTGCTTGAGCAGGTAAACCTGGCGCGGCAAGACGGGTTACGGCTGGACGTATCGGGCATGGACGAATTCGATATCGGCGACTTCGGTACGGAGTTGGACGATGCGAAGAGGCTGCTGGATCTTGGGATCCAGTCAGACACGATGAAAGCACAGCTATTCAAACGGCTTGCCATGAAGTATTTCAGCGACATTCGGCAGGATGTTAAGGACCAGATTGTGGCAGAGATCGATGCGAGCTTTTCGAAGGCGCCGAGTAAGTGAGAGGAGGAACAGTGGACGAATCTGTAAGAGACGGAATGGATGTAGAGGCGATTGTACAGCGGGCCGTTCAGGAGTATATGCGGCAAGACGTATCGAAGAAGGAACCGGCTTACAAAGCGGAGTTAGTGGAAGAGCGCCGGCGCCGCGAACAGCTGGAAAAACGTTTGAACGAAGTGGTTGCAGAAAGCCAGCGCAACCGGAAGGTAGCCGAGGAGGCTGAGCGCAATTCTGCAATTCGAACCGAGCTACAGCGACTTGGGGTGGCCAAAGTGGACTTGGCATACCGAGCTGTTCAGGACGGGATCTTCCGGGCGGAGGACGGACGCTTGCTGGCCAAGACAGACCAGGGTGAAGTTGCGGCAAAAGAATACCTGACGAGTTTTGTACATGACAACCCTGAGTTTCTTCCCGCCCGAATTAGTGGCGGCTCTGGTGTAACCGGAAGCCAGAAACTTCAGTCGGCGGGACAGAGTGCTATTGATATCGACAAGATTAGCCCTGCCATGGACAAAGCGGAGTTAGACCGAGTTCGCCAGGAGATTGTCAAGATCGCCTCGCAAACGCTGAAAAGCGTGTAGGACCAGCAATACACAGGAAATAAGAACAAACAAGAGACCAACAGGAGAAAGATGCCATCAATTACTTCAGCAAATGTAGCAAACGCGATTGTGAAACTTGTGGCGGCCGACGCGCTGCCAGCCCTTGTAGGAAACCTGGTTATGGGCAACCTGGTGAACCGCGATTATGAGCCGAGCTTGGCTCAGGCGGGAGACACCGTAAACGTTCCGATTCCGCCAACTCTGGTGGCGAATAATATCGCTGAAGGCGGCATGGTGCAAACACAAAACCCGAGCTTGGGGAATGCACAGATCGTTCTCAACACGCACGCCGAAGCAACTTTCCAAATACCGGACATAACCAAGGTCCTTGCGGTTCCAGACCTGCTGAAGGTGTATATGCAACCTGCTGTGGTTGCGATCGCCGAGCGGATAGAGAGCGATCTGCTAGCGCTATATGCCGGCTTCACCGCGAATGCCCCGCTAGGTACACCGGGTACACCGATCACCGAAGCCATGCTTGATGCGGCAGAAACCGCTCTCTTTCAAGCAAAACTTCCTGCGAGTGAACCGAAGTTCCTTGTAGTAGATGCGAGCACGTATTCACAACTGCGACAGATTCCACGGTTCAGCGAATTTCAAACTGCAGGCGAGGCTGGGTTGCGTACGATTGTTGACGGTACGATCGGCAAGATCAAAGACTTCTACGTGTTCCGAAGCCAGTTCGTTTCGAAAACAGGAAGCGCACCGGGTGCCATCCATAATCTGGCATTCGCGAAAAACGGCTTGGGTCTGGTTGTTCGCCGATTGCCACAACCGCTTCCGGGAACCGGGGCGATTGCGGAATACGCAGAACTCGGAAGCTTCGGTATGCGGGTAACGATGAGCTACCAGCCGAATACACTGGCTCAGCAATTCACGGTGGACGTGTTGTACGGAACCGCAGTGCTCCGCAACAACTTCGGCGTTCAAGTTACCTGTTAGTTCGTGGCAGTTGGCACTAACCCGATCGTTTTTGGGCCCGCGTTTACGCGCAGGCCCTTTCTAATTCTGGCTTGAGGGAGACACACAGTGGACTTACGGTTGTACTACAGCAAGATTCGTGAAGTG